GGCTACTGAAGAAGAGGCGATTGCTGAACCACATCCGAAGGTTTTAAATTTTGCATCAACAATGATGTTGTCAATCACTTCTATTTGTAATCTCATGACATCACCACATTCAGGTGCACCAACCAATCCCGTACCTACATTGGATTTACTTTTATCCAAAGTTCCTACATTTCGTGGGTTATTGAAATGGTCTATTACCTTATCTCCGTATGCCATGTGAATTGATTATATGATAAATATCATATTTTATTTTTTAAATAAGTCTCTAAGTTTTTTACCTGGTTTTGTTATTCTACCATTTTCATCCATTTCAGGTGCTGTATACATACTATAACCAATTAAAATTCCACTAAGAATCATTAATGAACCAATAATTTCAACTGTTGTCATAATTCTACAAATTTAGGTTTAAAAAATTGCCACCACTTTCTTTTGACAATGGGTCTACACTCTGAGAATGGATTATTACCAAAAGACGCCTTATTTAAATATTTTGAAGATAGGATATTAAAAAATATCTCTTGGTACTTCTTATCTATTTTTTCAAAATCCGCAACAATATCAACAGTTAAAGAAATTGGTCCGTCGTCAGTATACACAATAAATTGTTCTTGCATTTTTACTAAACTACTAGTTTGGATATTAATGTAAGATCCATTACCTATGTGTAAGTCTGTATTTATTTCACTCATGTTACTCAATTATTCCGATTGTATTTTAATTAATTCAATTTCATCAACAGCCTTGGGGTTTATTTCTTTATATATTTCTAATGCCATTTCATATTTACCAGCATCATTAAAATACATCATTTCTAAACTATCAAATTGTTTTGATGATGACACTTTAAGTTCCTGATAAACTCTGTCCTTTTCAAAATATTCAAATGTCATAATTACCAAACCTAATAACGACATTACTAACCCCACCCTGAATTTAGTTTCAGTTGTCATTAGTCTAAATTTTTAATATCAGATAATGTTTTTTCCACTTCTTCTTCGGAAAGGTAACCAAGTACATCATCTGTAATTGGTGTACTATATGATATTTCACCATCTTTACCAAAGATTGCAATTTCATATAAACCATCCTTACCTCCGTAAGTATGTTCACCTTTTACAATACTAGCTCCGTAACCATTTGGAAATTGGACTATACATTGATTTCCCATTCCCATCGGGTGTGATTGAAAGTTCAGTTCTTTGAACACTATTGTGTCGAAGTTGTTCGTTGGTCTTTCTTTTGTTTTCATCTTTTAATTTTTTTACAAATGCGTGAGTTAAATAATGATTCATATTTAAAATATTTCTTCGGCGATACCTAAACCTTCAGCAAATGCGAATAACAATGCTGAACTTTTAATATCACCATTAAATAAAAAATAACATGCCCCAAATCTTATGATGGACTTTATTATACTAATCCAAAAATGACTATTTGTTTTTGATTCTTTTTCTTGCATAATCTAATATAGTTAAATTTTCTTGGATTTCAAAACCTTTTTAGATTCCACATAATTGTCAATGAAATTAATTCGTTGTCCAATCCAATACATTACATTGACAGTCATTGAATTACCAATGGCTCCTTTAACAGAAGAATAACTTGGTTTTTTACCGTTAATTTCAAAATCAAGGTAACCATCAGGGAAACCTTGTAGTCTTTCTAATTCACGTTCAGTAAACCTTCTAATACCTTCTTTATCCGCCCAATAGTTTGATGTTGATACTTTACCAAACCCATCAACTAATGTTTGAGCATAAGACTTGGTTACCGTACCAGCGAGTTTAATTTGTCCGAGAATATTTTTGGTGTACTCATCCCTCTTGATTCTATTCTTTTCTTCAACGCTTTCAAAACATCCTTCTTCAAATAATACTGAGAATGGGATTTTCCAGTTTTTTCCACGATATCCGACAATATAGATTCTTTTGCGTCGTTGGGGAACTCCGAAGTATTGGCTGTCGAAAACCCTATAAGCGATGGAGTACTCTTCACCTTGGACAATCCCTTGCTTGTCGAGACTTTCTGGTTTGAAGTCAACACCTGTGAAAGAGGAGATGATTTCACACAAGGCTTTTTTGTGTTGTTTTTTAAAAACGCCTTCGACATTTTCCCAAATGAACCATCTTGGTTGTTTTTCTTTAAGAATTCTTGCATATTCAAGGGAGACTCTACCACGGATATCATCCATTCCTTTGTTGAGTCCTGCATCGGAAAAAGATTGACAAGGCGTTCCTCCGACCAATAAGTTGAATTTGATTTTTTTGTAGCTTTCATGCTCGTTTAGTTTAGTGATGTCTGAAAATAAATTTGTACTTGGATAATGATGTGATAATACTTTTTGTGGAAAAGATGCGAAGTCACAAAGACCTACACATTCCCAATCTAATGGGGACCAAGCGACGGTGGCGGACTCAATACCGCTACACACGGAGAAATACTTCATGTTGTTTATTGTTTAGTGATAAAACAAAATTAAGTATTAATTATGAAATTCCAAAAAAAATAAGAATATATTTTTAATTAAATTATTCATTGATAATCAATTAGTTATGATTGAATATTTTTCTTTTTTCCATTCAATATTTGCAAACTGTTTAAATCTCGCGGTTAAAATTACCGTAACCGCATTAAAATTTTCGTTAACCGGAGTGTTCGCTTTTCCGAATGATTGTATTAAATGTCCTTTTCGATATTGTAGATTAATCCTTTTCCTATTAAACTGTATGGCCACAAAAATATAAATGGCTCCATGTGGGAACTGTTTTGACATACAGTTTTTCATTTTGTGACCCTCAATTCTAAAATCATCTTCATTCAATATTAATTTAGGTTTAAAGATTTCACCATCAATTATGATTTCTCTTTCAATGTTATTAATAAATTCTTCAGGTAAATTGTATCTTAACTTATAACCTCTGGAAAAGTGTTGTTTAATTCCTGACCAATTCTCATATACATTATCAAAGTCACCATCATTTTTTGATGTGTATTTTAAATCAATACCTCTTTGTTCCAACTGTTCCCTTATCGTGAATAATTTATTTAAGGAGTATATTAGTGAATCTGTTTTAATACTCTCAGTTTCCCATTTATTTATGGTTAGAACCATGTAATTTTTTTCCGAATCGTTTTTTAAATAATGTAACTTTTTATTTGGAACATTTTCATAACAATGCCGATCCCAATTAATTTGTTTTAAATAATCAATATAGTTTTCTCCGAATAATTTACATAAATAATTAAGTGACCCTATTTGTATTTTTCTGCCAAAATTTTTATTTAATTCACCAATTAGGTATTTGGATTTTATTCCATAAGAATCTAAAATTGATGGTAGAAATTTATAATCATTTTTAATTAACCATTTCTTTTTTGGGTATTCGGTTTGTATATCATCATATACACCATCATGACCTTTAATCCCCTTCATATCTAAATGAAAATCAACAATTAATGTATATAAATTAAACACATCTGAATCGGGTTGGTAGTTTTTGTTTATTAAAAAGTCAGATTTGAATTTAACTCTTAGTAAATTTAAAACAATGTTAAACATATTTTCAATCGACCTGTTGTATTTTACTCCCCAATACCCCTTTCTTTTTTCTCCACGAACATATCCATTCTCAATTAAATCATGTAACATACTAAAATCATTTCTCTTGGTTTTAGTGGTCGTTTTGAATATTCGTTCATTTGTTAATCCATCATTTATTATACCATATTTTACACTAATGTCACCATTGTTTGTATCAATTTCCAACATGTGTTCAAAGGTGACATGTTTCCTGTTACCATACCTCTGATAATTAAATTCAAAAACTGATGAATATATAATTGTTGTTCCATCGTAAAATAATTTTAAACTGCAGGTTGAGTTACCGTCACTATTTTTTTCCGATTTCTCTTGATTGTGTTTAAATAAAAAATCCATATAAGAAATATATATGGATTTTATTACATTGTGTAGTTAAAATGGAACTGGATTTCTTAACCCAAGCTCACCCCACAAATCGTTTACACGCCTTGGTTCTCTATCTTCCACCACAATTTCAACTCCGTTTATCTTAACAGGAACTCGTTTTTGTTCTAAAGAATGTAATAAACCAATTCTAGCATAATATTCTGTTTTGTCTCTAAGTTCTTCTATTGCCAACTCCATTTCTGGTGGTGGTTGTTTATTGCAAAAATATTTAGCTTGAATTAGTTTTCCTGTTTGACAATCAAACTCACAAGTTGTTCTATCAGAACCATCTTTAGTTCGAATAGAAATGATTATTGATGATTTCTTATCTGAATACGTTGCAACACAATGATGCATAAATGAACCCTCTTCATCATATTCATCGTCTCTTTTTAAAATGTATGGATAAAAAATATCTAATGTTTGTTCACCATCAGGTAATTCTATTTCAACATTAATTGGTTTTTCAACCTCCAATATCATTCTATCTACAAATATATATTCGGTC